TAAAGCTGCGTTAGCGGTCGTAGTTGTAGAAGTTAATACTGAATCTCTTGCTGAAATATCTACGCCATCAACTGTTTCTGAACCTGACATAGTTATGTTAGCGCCACTTAAAACTAAGTTGCCTGACATAGTTCCGCCAGCTTTAGGTAAAGCGGCGTTAGCTGTAGTTGTAGTAGAAGTTAAAACTCCGTCTCTAGTTTGTATGTCAATGCCATCAACTGTGCCGGCAACTGTTACATTACCGCTTGCATCTTCGAACACTGCTTTACTAGCAGGTTGTGTACAGAATACATTTTTTGTACCTGCGCCAAAGTTTACAGCATTGTTAGAGTTAGAACTTCTAAGAATTGTGTCACGTGAGAGTGTGTCGGGAGTTGCGTCAGTGACAGTACCAATACCTACTTCAAAGTCTGCTCCACCATCAGCTTCTATACAATAGTAAGTTGTATTACTATTACCAATACCAGCAACAAAAGTCGTGAAGCCTTGAGAGGCTCCAGCGAGATTTATTGTACCCGTACCTGTGCTGGTGCTAGTCTCTTTGACTCGATCATTAAGAACAAGGGCCATTTAAACTCCTTACCCTAATCTGATGATCTCTGATCCACCACCGTTTGCTGGGAATTGAATTTCAAATGTTCCGTTTGAAGCTGTAAAGTCACCACCGAACGCTAACACAACAACAGCATCATTAGTTGGAGCACTACCATCTTGTCTGTAAATCAAAGCACCATTCGCAGTGAATGAAGCACTAGCCCAACTAACATTAGCAAAGTCAACAAATGCTGTAGTAGCATTTTGACCACCAGTTACTGATGGGCTGCCACAAACTTTTCCCCCTGCTGAATAAGCAGAACCAGAAGCGTTTGTTATTTCGTTAGTTGTTACATATTTCGTAGTAGTTGCACCCATAGTTGCTGAAGAAGTATAAAGCGCAATATAGTAAGTAGCACCACCATCGAAATCGTGATTACCTTTTAAAAGCTCTTGTTTAAAAACATTACAAACTGCTTGTGATATTGCCATAATTTTCTCCTATTAAGGGTTTTGAGAAGGTATAGGAATACGTAAACTTCCGTCCCTATATTCATCTCTTCGTTTTTTACCTAATTGTTCTTGAGCAAGTTCTTGAAGAGCTTCTTGAAAAGCTTGTTCATATACTTGTTGATCTTGTGGAGCTTTTAAAAACTTAAAAGTTTCCACCATGCAGGCATATAATAAAGCACGTTCAGCATTTACGCTAACCCATGTAGTCGTATTACCGGTACCTAAGCCTGTTGGTTTTTTAGTAATACCAATCTCAAATTTATACACCGCATTTGGTGTAGGCGCAATAGCTATTGTGCCCATGTCCCAAGTCGCATAGTACCTAGGCTTAGCTGTCGACCCTACTTCTGGAGTAGGATAATATTCATTTAAAAAATCTGCATCAACTCTTTCCAGCTCAAATCTCTCTTTAGTGCCTGAGTTTACGTATATTGTAACATATCTTATTGTGGCAATATCGCTAATTGTTGGTGTGGTAGCAGAGGTTGTCTGTCCTGGTAAACTTACAAATCTGTTATTAGCCGCTGTATTACCGCTGATGTATTCTTTAAAATTATCTAGCTCAACGTTTCTAAAAATTCTATCTTCTGCATGAGCTATAATGTCATTTATAATAGTTGTAGTCAGAACCTGAGCGTCTGTTTCTGCATAGTCTCTAATTTGTGTTACTAGTTCTGCGTATGTGGTCATGGTAATATACTAACAGGTCCTATTGACATTCCTGCTCCTCCAAAGTTCCTTATACCACCACTTTCATAATATTTAAAGGCTTTACCTCCACCAGCTACAAATTGATCAACATAGTCAGTTCTGTCATCAATCAATAATTTATTTGCTCCACCATAAGATCCTTTATTAAAATTTGTAGTGTAATTTGTTGCTGCTGGAGCTCTACCAACACCTGAGCCAATAGTTCCAAAGTTTGCTGTAACCCATGCATTTTTTTGATTTGTTATAGAAGTAGATGTAGTTGATGATAAAACTTCCCAAGATCCATTCTTAGCTATAATTAAATCAATTAATGCATCAGCTTCTGCTCTTTTAGCTAAAGTTTGAAAAAAAGTTGAAGGAGCAGCTGCAGCCGCTTGTAACTCGATTGCCGGAGTCATATTATACCAATCACCGTCTGAAGCTAACAAACCCTGTGATATAGCAAATGTTGCGATAGCTTGATAATATTCTGTTAATGTACCATCAAGATCTACATATACAGTCGTGGTTCCTGGGACACAATTGTCAGTTAAAAAATTTTCTACTAAATCATTTGGACTAAATGAAAAATTTTCATCATCTATTTTTGTAAGAACATGTCCTCTGGCATCATTAATATTGTCGTCATCAACTCTTGCTACTTGAGGGTAAATAGGAAAGTGTGATTCTACTCCTCTAAATCTTAAACGGTTTCCAGTGCTGTATCCATGACCAGGTAAATTAACATTAACTAAAATAGAATCTACTGCTCCTGCAGCAAGAGAATTAGCTGTTAATATTTGTGGTACAGGAGGTTCTGTTCTAGCAGGTCTAGCATTTTGTAATCCTTCAGCATCTCCTAAATGTGTTCTAGGTTCTAGTTGTGGGTGTTTTGGTTCAAACTCTGATTGGTGTACAAAAGCACCGTTCCATTCTTTAACCATTTCTGTATATGGAAATGCCATACCGCTTCGGTCTGAAATTGCTTTAGCATTTTTTCCTGTTGAAAATCTAGACATTAACTACATCACCTATAAATTTGGGTAATATGCCTGTGGTGCTATATACGTGCTAGTAGAAGACCCATCCTCTACTAAGGCTCTATTAAACTCATCTTCGTACAACATTTTTAAATTATTAGTTAGCTCAGGTTTTACTTTTTGAGAAAGGTAATAAGCTAAACCAGAAACCATACAAGGTACAAATCTATAAGGTACGTCTGCTGTGTTACTGTATCCACCTACGTCTTGAATACGTTTAACATAGTACATTGTAACGTGTTGAGCAGCCGCGTCAGCATCAGGTGTAGGGTAAAGAGTAATTGTAATATTATCACTAAATCTTTGAACGTAATACTGAGAAGGTTGAGACTTTGTAAGTTTATTTGATAAACTTTGAAACGTACTTCTGTCTATTTTACTAAGAGACGAATCTGATTGATTTGTAGTCGCTCTATTTCTTCTAAACGCAGCTTCTAAAACATCATCTATTCCATGAATACCATTAGGTATTGATGTTGCGCTTGTACCATCAGCAGCGTCTCTAAAAAATTTATACTCTCCCTGTCCTTCAACAAGATCAATATCTAGATTACCTATTTCCCAATAATGTAGTCCTCTATTGGCCCATTCTTGAAACATTATATTTAAAGAACGTCTTGCTGATTTTAACTGATAACCACTAACAGAATCTAAGCCTACTCTATTGTAAGCTTCTTCAATAATGTCATCAATTAAGAAACCACTCTCAAAATTAGTAGTACCTGATGTTGCCATTTAGCCCCCTAGTTAAAAGTAATAGTGCAGCTGCCTGATCCAGAGATTGTTAAGTGACAACCATTTTTCATTCTAATACCACTTCCAGGAACAAAAACTTCTAGTCCTTCTGTTCCAAAAAGAAATGTATGAGCTGTACCTGCTCCTGTAGTTGCATTGTCATGCAAAATAACAGAACCACTTGCGTTGCCCTTTGCTTGAATAGATGTAACTCTGCAAGGCCCACCGACTAAAGGGCCGGTAGCAGTTGCTTGAGCTGTTCTCTGGTCTGATGTGAAAGATCCTCCACCTGACATAATATTATCCTCCTAAATTAGTGGGGCCGAAGCCCCACATTTAATTTTGTATTAAGCTACTGTTGCGCCGTTTACTGAGCTAGCAACCCAACCGACAGTACTATTCCAAACTAAAGTAACTGATTCACCTACTGCATCGAAAGCAATTGTGCTTCCGTTTGCAAATGTAGTTGGAGTAACTGTTGCAGTTCCACCACCATCAACAATATGGTTGATGATTTTAATTTGTCCTGAAGTTGATCCATCAGCTAAAGTTACTGCAGCGGCTCCAGCCCCTGTAGTAAGCTCTGTTATTAGGTTTACAATATCTGCAGCTCCTGCGCCTGATAATGCTTGTACACCGCCTCTAATGGCTTTGTTGTAAGAAGCATTACTAGTTATAGCACCAGTAGTTGCATTTTTTGTTATATCTTCGAACCCGCTTTCTGATCTAACCGGTCCTGAAAAAGTAGTTGTACCCATGTTTATGTCCTCCTGTTAATTAACACAGTCGCGAGGCCGTCTGGTCAAGTCTGTGTTTCTTCGAATATACGCTTTTAATTTAGTAAATGCAAATAAAAAGGGGCGCCGAAGCGCCCCTTAAAATGGTTTATAACCTTACTGATTATACACCTGGAGATCCGAAGATACCTCTAGGATCAGAGAAGCCGAAGCTGTATCTTTCCCTAGCTTTATATCTAACGTTACCAGTTTCAAAATCGCCTTCCATGGCAGTTTTGATTGGTGCTCTAACCATGTGTTTCATTCCGTTAGGAACATCTGTCTTAATGAAGAAAGACTCTGTATCAGCTAGGAAGTTATTTACCACAAATCCTTGTGGTATCATTCCCATTGATTTCATCGCATTTGCATCATTGTCAGCAGTGCCAACTCTTAGAGCAGATTTCATGATTCTTTCAGCTGCAAATTGCTGAGATGGGTGAATGATTAATTTCATTCCCTTAGCAGCAATTTTTAGTCCACGCTCGTCTGTCATTTTAGCAATGTCAATTAAAGACTGCTCTAATGAAGTTTCAGATAAATCAGCGGGTGTCGCTAATTCATTTGCAAACGTTCCAGCAATTACTGGGTGGTTAGTTGCACAAAGTGCAACACCATCACCACCTGTAGAAGTAGTGAAAGCTCCATCTAGAATTGCAGCAGCTTTAAGTTGCTTAGTTTGAGCCATAGAACGTGCTAGTGCTTTCGTATAACGAGTTGAAATCTTATCATACAAGTTATCTTCAACAGCTTCCTCAGTGATAGAGAAAGCGAGAGCGATTGTCTCATGTTGATATCTTGCAGTGTAAGTTTCCTGCGCGCTATCGTAAACCACTGCTGCGCCTTCTGACTTAACGGCAGCTTTGTCGAAACCAGATAACATTACTTCTTCTTCGAATGCTCGATCAGAATTTTCTGTATCATAAATTTCAGCGTGTTGGTTTTCGTAGTTTTTGTACTCAAGTCCAAATAATGCATTCAGACCTGGCTCTAGCTCTTTAGCGAGCTGTTGTCTTGATATAGCCATATAATTATCCTCCTGCTATTATTTGTAAACGTGTTCATTAATAAGAACTTCATACAGCAAGTTGGCTGAACCAACCTCATTACGACCTTCTTTGTCAGAAAGTCCAACGACACGAACATTAATTTTATTTGCGCCGCCAAAGTTTGCTGAATCAACTTCCATTGCTGAAACACCTGTTGATGTATTACCGGTACCCGCGTTAATGTCACCTAAGTTACCCAAGTTACTTTGTGCTGAAGCAGCATCACCTTGTATCTCAAAGGTTTGGTAAGGGTCGTCATAGATAAACATAGACGCTACTTGAGCAGCCGGTCTATTGTTTTTAAAAGTGGGTTTTCCATCGGAATCGTCAAAGTTACATCCCCAAAAAACTCCTACAAATGCTGTGTCAGCAGCTGCACCTCTTTCAATATTTCCTGCGTTTAATTTACATAAATCGCCTTGAAATATTTGAACGTTGTGCCCTGCAACAGCAGTGTATTTGTTCATTGCCGGTGATGTACCACCGCCGATTTTTCCAATAGGATTGAACCCGTTTGGCGAGTCTAAATTTGCCATAGTTGTTTTCCTCCTTAAAGGGTTATTGTTAAATCGATGGTTGAGAAAAGATTAGTCTTTTTTCGAGCCACCAAAAGTTACACGAGTCTGTCGATCTTGATTAATCGGCATACTTGGGTGCTGTTCCTTCAAGACATCGTTTTCAATTGCATCATTTCGATCTTGAGTAATTTTTGCAAAGTACTCTTCACGCGATTTCGCGAGCTCTTCAGATATCCTTGCCAGCACAAGGCCACCAACCCCGATCATACCTGCGTATTTGCCGTTATCTATAGAAGGATAATTATCATTTGGATATTCGTCAGCTCTAACTAACTCCCATCCTGATCTAAGCTTACCTGCCATGTTAGTGGTATCGTCGTACCCCATGCTTTCAGCTCTTATCCACCTATGTCGATATCCGTCTGGCGCAGGTGGTGCGTCCAGTGATGATGGAGGAGTCCAAATCTTAGGCTTTTCAGTTTTTGCTCTAGATTGACTCACGCGAGTGGTTTTCATTTTATCTTTTTCCATATGCTTATACCTCCTTCGCGGCTAATTGTTTCGCATACTCTTCAAGTGGCACACCTAATCTTTTAGAAATTGCTACCTGTGAAGGTGTGAGTTTCACAGTTTTTCTGCGTCCTTTTGTGGCCGGACGTTTGGCACTTGCTACGTTCTGCGTCGGTGCAGTTGTCGTAGTTGACTCCACATTATCAAATTTATGTGGGAATTCAAGTCTTATTCGCTTGTCAACCTCAGAATAATAGTCATCTGTTTGTGGGTCAAATCCTTCGTCTTCAACTAGCTTTTTATGTATGTCAAATGCAGTGTAAGTCATTGCATTATCTGTACCAAACCATGGGTTTTTCTGCGCCCATGCATCTGCTCTAGGGTCTACTGGAGCAGGTTGTTGCTGTTGTTGAACTTGTTGCTGTTGTTGAACTTGTTGCTGTTGTGCAACTTCTGCAGGCAAGTTTTCTTGCATTTCCTTAATCCTTGCTAGTCTAGTTGCATCCATTGACAGTTGTGCAAGCTCAGTTTGAGCAGCGACTTGCGCCTCTACATCACCTGCATTAATAGCATTTGCTAATTTACTCTTTACAGCGTCAATGTTTGTAGTAACTCTTTTTTCAAATTCATGATTGTAAGAACTGTCTAAAGTTTTATATTTGTTTCTTAACTTTTCAGCTTCTTGTTTTTGATTTTGTGCATAAGTAATAGCTTCTTCCTTTTGTCTTTCAGCTTCCCTCATTTTACGAGTTAGCTTAGCTATTCTTTTTTGTACTCCCTCTGAATACTCACCAAGTTCGTCTTTTGGTTTTTCTTCAACAGGTGCTGTTTCTACAGCTTCTTCTTTTACTTCTTCAACAACTATTTCTTCAGCTGGTGTTTCTTCAACAGGTGCAGCATCTAATTCAATTTCTGTTTCCTGTTCATCGGTTTCACCGACATCTATTTTATCTTCTTGCATAGATTATCCTCCTCTATGATTTACATTGCGTGAATAAGATCTTCAGGATCTTCTATAGTCCCTAGTATCTCATCATCGTTTAACATTCTTATCTCACCACCATCAATCTGCATACGTGATCCTGCATATCTTGCAAAGACCACCCATTGTTTTTCTTTGCACCATGGTCCTGTCGGATATTTTTCTTCATCCTTGTAACAGAGATCACCCATCTTTAGTACATATCCAACTTGCGTTGCTACACGTGCTTTGTCTAATGATTCTTGTGCAATAATAATTCCGCCTTCAGTTTTTTCTTTAACTTGAAAGGGCATAACAAGTATACGCCATCCTGTAGGATGTGGTAACTTATCTAGATTTGTTTCTTGAGTTTCTTTTTTAGCTTCTTCAGCTTCTTCTTTATACTTATCTTCTAATGCGTGCGATGTTTGTTTCGTCATCTGGTTCTGGCTCCTTAGGGTTTAGCAGGTTAGAGAGTTCCTGTTTAATTTGATCCATAGCATGAATCTTTCCGCAAATATATGTATATTTGTCCATTTTGTCAACACCACCGCTCATTAACGTTTGAGCGCAGTCGTCAATCGCTTGATCTAGGTGTCTTTGTATCTTGTATATTACGTTTACCGGGTCTGTAGCTTCTGACATTTCTTTTATCCTTATCTCCTAGTTTATCCCAAAACTCGTCAAGAGCATTTGGTTCTTGTTTACAACATTCCCCCGATAGTACTTTTTCTTCCGTGTGGCAATCACACGTTTTTTCTTCTCCCATTTATCCCCCTAAATTTTTATTTGCCTTTGAATTTACTAAGTGTAGTAACCCCAAAACTTCCACCCACTATAGTAAGTATAATGACCCAGAAATAATCGTTGACATCTTTTAAAATCTCCCACCCTGCAGCCATCCAAGGCTGAGTCCAAGGTGTGAAATGTGCCAAAATAATGAGGCTCCAGAAAACGACCAAATATTCGTCTTTCCATGAGTTGGCAGTTTGTCTCACCTGTTCCATCTGAACACCAATCTTTGCTACGTCCACCTTTGCGGCTGCCTCTATCTCCTTTGCTTTGATGATTTTATCTTTTTCTAGTTTGTGAGAAATTGCGCCGACAGTCTTTTCGGTTATAAGTTTTGCTATAGGATTATTTAGTAATCCTCCTCCAAGACCTAAAAGTGGTTTGATAAGTAGCAGTGGGTTCATTAGTTGTTGAGTATTACCGCGATGAAAATTATAATGCCAACAGCAATTATAATTTTTGTTTTCTTAGTGGTTCCGTTCCACCATTCTTGGGCTTTCCATTTTATTTCGTCGATCATGATGACCTCCTTTTTTTTCGTTTTACACCTGCTTCGCTGAGCGCGATAGCTATGGCTTGCTTTTTATTTACCACTTTTTTCTTAGATTTACCAGATTTTAGTTTTCCTGATTTATATTCACGCATTACCTTGCTGATTTTCTTTTCTTTTTTCACGCTAATCCCATGTATGCAACTAAGTATTCTGCTTCTTCAGGTGAGTATCCGTTCTTAATATAACGATCATATGCTTCTAATGCTTCGTCTTCATATTTTGATCTTATAGGATCAATAGGAATGTAAGGGTTTGTTAGAGCTGGGTTTCCTGGTCTTGTATTTTTTTCAGTTTCTAAAGCGTTATATCTTTCTATAGCTAAGTCAGCTTGTTGTTCTGGAGATAAATAACCTCCTTGAATTTCAGCAACCTCGTCAGCAATAGCAGCTGTCATAGGCCCTGTGTATTTACGTGCAATTTTTGCGTCTTCGTCTACGTTTGCAAAAGGAACGCCAGGATCAGCAAAAGCGTTATTAAAATTTTCATCAGCTACAGCTTCTATAGATTGAGGATTTTTAGTAAAATATTTTCTTGCTTTGTAGTTTCCTATACCCGTCAAATCAGAAAGACTTTCTAGAGTTGGACCAAACATTGCTTCACCCAAACCCAAAATTCCTTTTCCGATTTGTGCGTAACCAAAAGTTCCAGGGGTTAATTGTGATGTACCAAGGGCGTTATAACCTGCACCAAGCATATTTTGTCCAGAAGAAAGAGCACTACCAAAAACATCAGAAACCATTCCATATGCTTCTTCAGGAGAGGTGTTCATTTTTGCTGATGCAAGTTTTGCTACGTTTTCGTTAACTCCCATCTTCATCAATCTATCTACAAAAGCCTCTTCTCCTAAAGTTTTAAAAGCTTCTGTAAAAGTTTTTTTATCTTCCGTTTCTGCTTCTTCATCTTCAAGAGCTAATTGATTAACTTTTTTTGCCATAATGTTTGGATTAACATTAGTATTAGCATTGGTTAAAGAGTTTGTGTTTAATAAACCTTGACCACTAAACGTAGAAGCAAGTCCTGTGCCCATCAAACCAGCGTCATAAGCCGATTGTATGTTCTGTGGATTATTAGTAAAATATCTTTCTGTAAGACCTATTGGTGTGTTGTTCTCACCAAACGTTACTAAATTTCCTTCTTCGTCAGTAAGAGCTAATCCGCTATAATCGGTTATCTTATTTTTATCATTATCTGGACCTTCGGGATTTCTCTCATTACCAAAACCATCCATTCCACCATAATTATCTTGACCTGGTCCTGTGTTATAGCCTGGCATTATTAATTCCCCTCTTTAATTGTCGCCTGCATCTGTTTTATACCATCTTTTGCAAGTGATACTGACGCTCTCATTTTAGCATGTTCATCATCTTGCTCAAGTTTATCTTCTGCAAGTTGTCTGTTTTGTAGTAGTTTTAGTGCGTCCATTTCAGCTTTTTGTTCGCCTTCTTCACGTTTTCTTTCCTCTTCTTTAGCTTTTAACTGCACTTCATCGTTCTTTAATCGTAATAATGGGTCATTATCGATCTGATTAAGCACTTTTTTCTCTTCTTCAAGGTATTCTGCCATTGTTTCAGCAATTAATACTGATTTTCTTGACTCAAGTGCCTCTGTAAGCTGTTTTACACGCTTTTGTGCCTCAACAAGTTGAGGATTTTGCTGCATTTGCTGCATCATTTGCGGATTTTGTTGCATTCCACCCATCATTTGTTGAATTTGCTGTTGCATTTGCTGCATTTCCATAATTTCGTCCTTAAATTCTAGCTGAACTTGCTCTGTTGCCATCAAAGTGATGTGTTCTAGTATGTTTTTTTGCAATGCTGCTAGTATTTGTGGGTTTGTACGTGCCATCATTGTACCCATAAAGCTTAAATGTGCATCCATGTGAGCTTGGTGGTCTTGTCCTGGGAAAGCTTTAAAAGTTTCTCCTGTCAAAGCCTTTAAATTTTCCATAGCTGGGTCCATTGGTTGTGGCTGTGCTGGTTTTTTTAATAACGTGTCAATGTTTTTTACACCTAACGCCTCATACATATCACGATACGCAACATATAAATTGTGCATCTTAGGATTAGACATTGCTAACTGTAATTGCGTTTGTGCAATACTAATTCTTTGTGTCTGTGAAAAGATATTAGGATCTGCAACAGGAATGATATCTACTCTCTCGTCAAAGTCAGTTGCAAAAATTTGTTTTTGTCCACCTACTACATCGTATGGATATTCTTTTGGTAAGTATGTTGCAAAACATTTAGCAAGTAACATAAACTCACATTTCATTCCAGCATACACTCTTTTGTGTATTGCTGACATAACCCGCGATCCACGTTCAAGTAATGCTACTGTCGTGCCTACTGCTGCATTTTGATTACCATCACCGACCTGCATATCAGCAATAGACGCGAATCGTTGACCTGCTTCTACAACAACACCCATTAACTGTAGTAATGTTCCATCAGGTCCTTTAAACGGCAACGGCATAAATGCGTCAGCTAAATTTCCACCAGGAGCGTCAACATCACGGAACTCTCCCGGCTGCAACGGTTGAGCTTCGTCTCTGACTCGGATGCCTCTTTGTTTGAATCCGGACGGTAAGTTAGACAAGGTGCCGGCGTCAAGAAGCTGTCTCAATGCTGCAGTTGCAGTTCGTGACAGTCCGCCGATCATGTGAATAAGGCCGAATCCATAGAAGCCTAGTCCTGGTAAAAACTTAAAGTGTACAAAATAATCTTTTTTCTTTTTAGACGGATCGTTCGCATCGAAATTTCTTCTGATTGCTAAAATCTGTCCTGATCCTTCATCAAGAGTAATGATGTAAGGAACTTTTAAACCTGTCTCTTCTCCTGTCTCTGGGTCAACTTCTCCAAAACCAGTAATAGACATTTCAACATGACATTCTAGTAAAGTGTATATTTCACTTTTTTCTAGTTCAGCCATTTCAATACCTTCTAGATCATTTTTCTTATCTCTAATTTCATCAGGTGCAACTGATCCAGATTGTGTCAATTCTATGTCACTGTAAAAACCTGTTAGTTGGTTTTTTAATAAGTCATTTCCTGTCATTCTTATAGAATGAATAACACAATCAGAATCATCTAATGATGTAGTTGTGTAAGGAACATATAAATCTTCTGCGGGCACAAACTTAGATACACAACGACCTAGTAATTGGTCGTAGTAAACTTTTTTAAATGTAGAACCTGACAGAGGTAAGTTAAATAACATTTGATCAAACTCTGGCTCGTACTCTTTCATTTCTACCATTAACTGATAGTTCATATAATCTTTAACACGTTCTGCTTGGTCTTCTCTTGCAGGGTCTACGTTTCCTACAATCTGTGTTCTAACTGGACCGCCTGCTGGTAGTAACTCTTTGTATGCAAGAGATTGAAATTGTGTAACAGCTTCTGCAAGTACAGGGTGTGTCGCGCCACTAGAACCTTGGAATGGTTCTGATCTATTTTCGTATTTAAAACCTAATAGGTCTAAACCTTTTGTATAAGTGTCTTCCCAATCTGCTCTTGATGATTTACAGCTTTCATAGTTTTCTAAAAGGTCGTTTGAAATTTCTTGTAAAATATCTTCTTCTAAAAAGTCGGCTAAGTTTTCATCATGTGATTGTCCGCCTTCAGGTACAACTGCTGCTGGATCAAAATCAACTTCAACACCGCCATCATCTGTTTCTTTTATTTCAACAGGCTGTTGTTGCGTTAAGTTCATTTGTATTTTTTCCAACTGAGCTTGCTGATTAGGTACTTTTAAATTTGTCCTAGTTTGTTTAGGTGGAAGTACTGGGTTGTTTTTATCTATAGCCATTATGCTGTCCTCTGTCTAAATAATGAACCTACTCCATTCGGCATCGGTCCTGCTTGTGGTGGCACTAATCCACCTAGTTTAAATCCTGGTTCTTGCTGTTTTGTTCTTTTTACAAAATCTTCTATTGCATTATCTACTTGCATCGTGGTTCCTCTAGTTGCAAATTCTTCAACGTTGCGAAGATCAGTTGTAACTTCATCCATTCCCATTGCATAGTTTTCAAAATCTCCACTAGGCTCAGAACCTTTTCTAAACTCTCCAACAAAAAACGATGGGTCTTCTGTAACGCTACGACCATCTTCAAAATATCTTTGCATTGATGGTTCGTACTCAAAACTAACTTGAGTACCATCATCCGCTACAGTATAAACATCTATTCGTCCTGTGTTTACATCTTCTACCATTTTATATTCAGTTTTACCATCCATGTATTTATACACCGCATTTACTTCACCTTTTTGTGGTGCTGCAGGAGATACTAAATTACCTTTTGTTTGTATCTTACTGACAAGTAATGGGAACCATTTAGGCATACCCGGTGCTGATAATGTTTTTGCTGCGGTGATACCTGTTTTTGCTGCAGGTAATAATCCTTTACCAGCAGTTAATGCTGCAGTGATCCCACCGCCTAACACACCAAGAAAACCTCTACGTGACATTGGCAATTTACCCCCGCCAGGAACGTCTTTACCATCAGCAAACCCTACACGACCACCTTTTGCCATTTTAGGTTTGTCTGGATCAAAAGGAAAAACTTCTAAAATTTCATCTATGTCTTCTATTCCTTCACTACCCATTTTCTCTAACGTTTTTTTGTTAATGTTTTCTAGCAATCTTGCTTTTTCAAACTCTCCTGCCTCCGCTAATAATTTTACTTTTTCTTGGTTCCTTACAAGTTGTTTTACCATGTCACCTGCTAAACCTGTTAACTGCTGATTACTAAGATGTTCTAGATCTTTTCTTATTTGCATTTTATCATCTACAAACTTGTCTGTTAATAGGTCGTCTACTTCTTGTGGACTTAAAGGGTTTTCAGGTGTGTCTATTTCTACTTTTGCTTTTCCAAAAAATTCATCAGGTGGAGTTTCAGTTGCAATAATTTCTTTTGCTTTGTTTTTTGTTATTCTTGCATTAGCAGGATCAGCTCCACCAGTTTCTCTTGCAGGGGGGTCTTGAACAATTCCTTTTTCAGGGTCAAACCTAACGTCACCTACTCCATGGTCGTATTGAAATTGTTTTAGTGCTTCGTCTTCTCCAAACTGTTCTGCTATGTCTTCATACTTTTGGTAATCTATTTTGCTTGCATCAAACTTTCCTGTTTGTGCTGCTGTTATTCCTTTTTCGTCGACACGATACTTGCTTAAATCAATAATATTATCTGTCTCTATATTTTTTCCAAGTTCTTGTATCTCTTCTAAGAACTCTAAAGGCTCGTCTCTCATCTGTATATCTGCGTACGCATAAAGTCTTTCAGTGTCGTCTATGGTTGACATCTTTCCAAAATTTCCACCTTCTGAATAACCTTCGTTCATTTTCTCAACAAGAGCGCGTTTTACTCTTCCGACATCCAAACCTGTTTTCTCTGCTATGAATTCAAACGTACGTTCTGGTCCGTCTTTTAACAAAGCAGATATACCTTGTGGTCTATTCATTACATCGTCTACTTCACCAGCAAAACGTTCTG